TTTAACACTTTGCAACATAGTTTGGCACGCTTTTTGCTATGGGTCGCAATTACCAAAATTTAACACATTGCGCCCGACTTTGGCCAGGTTTTTGCTATGGATCGCAATTACCAAAATTTAACACATTGCGCCCGACTTTGGCCAGGTTTTTGCTATGGATCACATTTAACATCTTTTGCACAAGTTTGGCACGGTTTTTGTTATGCGTGTGCGCCCGTGAAATTGTTTCACGTGGAACACTGCCACACCGATGCACTAAATAAATTGTTTCACGTGGAACACTGTTAAACAAAGTTAAAAGAATAATTTAACACAAAATAACACGCCAACCGCTTGCAGGTGAAATAAAATGCTTAACTTTGCAGCGTGTTAAACAATTAAATACTTATCAAAATGAAAACAACTGACTTACTTTATCAAAATCAAAAAGTGTTGAACGCATTGCAAGAAATGTTATTGCAGACTAAGAAACACGTTGACTTTTTGGCGGCAAATGCGCCCGAAATCCGTGCAAGTTTGGAAAGCATCGCCGAAAGCCTGCAAACGGGTGTTGATATTTTGGAAAATCAAATCGTGTTCAACCGTGATACACGCAACAAGTTCGCAAAAGAAGCCGCTTGCAAAAATCAAGCATACGACTTTATAGCAACTGAAAAACTTATCGGGCGGTTCAAAACCTTTTGCGAATGTTACCCCACAAACTTGTATATCGGTTTAACGGGCGTTGAAACATTGCAGGACAAATAACAATCAGCAAGCGAAAAGAAAAGGCGGTAACAATCAAGTTGCCGCCTTTCTTTTTGTCCTGCCTGGCAGTTACTCAATATAAACCCCGTCAGATAAAGCCGTGTATATCATTTCCTGCTCTTCTGTCAGCATTTCGGCGGTGTGGATAGGTGAAACATCATCGAAGATATTAAACCCTCTGAAATCGCCTAAAATTCCCGTTTGTCTGTCATTGTTTCGCCCGTTGCTTGCGCTCTCGTACCACTTGCAGTAAATGTAAGGTTCTAAACCGTAATATAACATTTCGTTCCAATCATCGCCGCCCACGGTTTTAACTTGGGTGCTTGGTGAAAGGTATATTATTTCGCTGCTTGGTTCGGTTTCCTCAACTTGAAATACAACGCCGTTGCAGGACAAAAGAGCAACCCCGTTGCCCGTTACCACGTTTATAACGTACTGCAAAGCTATCGTTTTACCTGCATAATCGGTATTGAGGTTTACAAACCCTGCAAACGGCAAAAAGATTTGTATTTCGCTTTCGTAGTCGGTGTTATCCTCATTGTGCGCTGGTACTACCGCCGTGCCAAAGTCAAGCGTTATTTTGTCTTGCGCTGGCTGCTGGCACGAAACGCCCGTATTAAAGTTGCCGCATCGTATTACATCGGTGCTAAACGGCGTTATATCCGTGTAAATTCTTTTGATACGGTTAACATACTCGCCCAAATCCACATTTTCGCCGCCGTCCGTGAAATAACGCTTTGCGGCAAATTCTTTCAGATTATCAAGCGTTACAAGATACACGTTAATAGAGCCGTATTGTTTGCCCACTACCTCAACGGGAAAACACTCGCCCACTATATTAACCCTACTATAAGCGCCGCTATTTTCAAGCTGGTACGAAATTGTAGCCTTTTTCTTGTCGCCCGAAATCGTAAACGGTGTTTTAGTTTCCCGTCCGCCTACTCGTGTCTTTACGCTTAAATAGGTCGTTTCGTCCGTGTGAAATTCGGTGTTTGGGTTCGCATCAAGTTCCACCGTTATAAGGCTGTCAAAGTCCACATAATCGGGCAACGGTTCTTTGCTCGTGCAGTTCGTGAGCGACTTTGTAAGCGGCAAAGTCCGTATATATGTACCCGTAACCGTAACCGAATAATCGCCGCCCAAATCAGTAATAACGGCGGTTGCCGTCACTCGTGTTGACGTGCTTTGTACCTGCATATCTTGCGTTATCGGCTCTCCGTCCGTGTTGGTGTAATGCACTTGCGGTTTATCAAGCCTTGCACTAATATAAGACGGTGTTTTTACGGTTATGGTGAGCGTTTCGCCGGCCCACTCGTGGCTTTCCTCTGTCCCATCTATGTTGTTAGTAACCGTGGGTGTAACGGTCAACGGCGTTTCTGTCGCCGTTCCTGCACTTGTATGGTAGCTTGCTTTCGCATCTTGAAACGTGTAACCCTCGCTTGCCGTTACGGTCGGTTCGGTGGGTTCGGGTGTTACTTCTTTACGGGTGGCATTGAAAGTAATCGTATCGTTTTTACGTGGAACATTTGTACCCACATTAACCCCGTATGCCTTTGTATATGGACTTTCGGGTATCAAACCGTCATACTGCTCCATACGTTCAAACCCAATCGTTCCTGGTATTGTTGACCACATATAACCTTGCGGATATTGTGCGGTGGCTTCTGAATATGGCGTTAATTCATAATCGGGGCTTATATATAGAAAAAATATCGTGTCCCCGTTATCGTCAACGCCGTATTTTAGGGCATACTCTCTGTTAAAACCCGTAAGGTATGCGCTAACGCTCGTAAAATCGCTTCTTGTATCATTCAGTGTCATTGTCGTTGCCTTTTAATGTTACCATAATAATGCCGCCCGTTTCATTGAGTAACCCCGTATTTGCAAACGGCACTTTCTCAAAATTCGGGGTTCTATTGTAAACCGTTTCACGGTTTGAAATATACGGGTCGGGGTTGTCGCTTTCAGATACACGCCCCGTTGCCGCCAAAATTTCGCTTTCGTAGGTTTTAAGAACATCAACACGCAAACTTAATTCGTAGGCGTTGTTTCCCTCAAAACTTACTCTAGCCACGAAATAATAACGCCCCAAACTTGGTATGTAGCAATAATTGAAAGTCGGTCGGGGCTGCTTTCGTAGTGTTACGGTCGGGCGCAACACATCGAAAGTTTGCCGCAAATCGCCCTCAATCGCCGTAAACTCGCCCAACTGCTTGTTTACCGTGTTCGGGTGTCCGTTGTATGAATAAAAGTTTATCGTTGTCATGTCTGCAAAGAAAAAAGGCGGTGCGGTGCGCTTTCACCTGCACCCACACCGCCAAAGTTAAACAATCTAATACCTATTGAGTTACTCAATAAAGAATACTACAAAGTTTTCGTTTGTATCGTTGAAATACCCTGCATCAAACTTGTAATAGTTGTTGAAAAACTCTGCCTTTGCGTTGTAGTTCGTTGTTACCCGTCTGTCAAGATTGCAAACGCCCAACGCATCACGGTCGAACATTACGCCCAACACGCCCGAAATTTTAACGGCTTTGCCGCCGCTTTCCTTAACATTAATGTGCCCCGTGTTGGCAAATTCGTAGTTCTTTCCGCTGCCCTGCCAAAAAGGTACGGTTTCGGCTTGCGGCAAAAGCACATCACCACGGTTAAACGTGTCTGAATAAAGATAGGTTTGCGCTGCCTTTGCAAAGTCGGACAAAAGTACAACGTGCAACATATCTTTCGGCGTAAATCTTTCCTTGCCGCCAACATTGAACACGGTCGAAATGCTTTGCAGGCGGTCGGCATACGTACCCATTACGTAAGACGCAAAGCGGATAAAGTCGGGGTCGGTGATTGCCTTTGCCGCTGTCAGTGCGTTCGGGTTCGGGGTCGGTTCGCCACCGCCTTGCGCTGGTGTTGCAGGGAAATACTTGTCATTGTACAACTTCAAAAGGTTTACGCATCTTGCAGTGCTTGCGCTGGAAAGGTCGGCACTGGTTAAATTGCCTGCCGTACCGCCAAACGCAACCGCATCAGCCAACACGGTTTCCGCAATCATATTGTTAATTGTGCGCATAATCAAAGCGTCTGCCTTGATAGTCATTGACTTTTCAACGGCTGCATAAATCATCGAAATAAATCCGTTGAGTTGTGCGGCGTTGCTGAAACTTTCCTTAACCTGCCTTTCGGTGATTGATACGGGCACTTCAAACGTAACCTTTGAGTTGAAAAACTTTGCGGTTACGGTCGGTTTGTGGAATACATCTTGGTCGTAACTCTTTTTGTCCTGCAAGTCCCACGTATCGTTTTCTTCTGCTTCGGGAACATCGGCACTTATTTTCTCCAATACGCTGCCAAACTCCCACGCATCCATTAAAACGCTCGGCACTTTGCCCGCATAAGGTCGGTTTACGAAAATCACCTTGCCGATATGGTTTACAAGTGATTTTACGTAGTTGTCAACTGCATTTTGGTTAAACACTTCCGTGCCTAAATCCACAATGCCCGTCAAATCTTCCTGCACAATGTCAGTCTTGCCCAGCACTTCACTTGAAACGCTGTTAATAATCTGGTAAATCTGTTTTACGTTCATATTGCTAAAAATTAAAAATTAGTTATTCGTAAATACTCGTTGTTATCTCGCTTACAAGTGCAAAGATAATGTTTTTTCTCCAATTATCACGCCTTAACTGCATTTCTTTTGCAATTTCGGTCGAAATTGATTTGCTTGCGCCCGTTCCTTTGCTTGTTTCGGTCGTTTGGCGGCTCTCTGTGCGGTTTCTCTCATCGTTTGCGGTCTTTCGGTCGCTGTCTGAAAAATCGGTGTCGTTAAACGCCTGGTTTGCGCCCGTTTCGGTGTTGTCGGTGCTTTCCTGCAAAGTAACGGTTTCCGTCCGTTCAACTTGCCCCGTTACGGGTGTCAGTACATCGTAATCGGCTAACATCGCCGCCGCCTCACGTTCCCAGCCTTGCACGTTTACCGCAATCACCGCCGAAACAACATCGCTTGCGTTGTCGCTGGTTATGCTGCTTACAACGGTCTTGCCGCCGTACATCAGTAAGGCGTAAGCGTCTAACTTGGTCGGGTCGGTATCGCCGAAAATAGCGGCGTACTCTGTCGGATATTCAGTCTTGAAAACCGCCTGGAATATCCCGGTACCCTTTGTAAATAGTTCGCTGTATTTCATTGCTTATCGTCTTTTGTTTCTGTTTCCTCTGTTTCCTCTGTTTGTTCCGTTTCGGTATCGTTACCGTCCGTTTCCGTTTCCGTTTCTTTCGTTTCCTCTGTTTCCTCTGTTTCCGTGTCGTTTCCGTCTGTTTCGGTGTCGTTTCCGTCCGTTTCGGTTGTTTCCTCTGTCGGGTCGGGTTCGTCTGTCGGGTCGGGTTTTCCTTTGCCGTTTCCAAATCAGCCGCCAAAGCGTTGTAATTATCCCTTTCCAAACCCCAACTTGAAGCAAGTTTAACCGAAATTTCGGTGTCAAACATTTCGTTAATTTTCTCAACTGCATTTTGTCTTTCTTTTAACATATTATCCACATACGGCAAAAGTACGTCCACATTCATTGATACCTCGCCCAAATTGAGCCGTTCACGCTTCATATTATAATTTGCGTTCAACCCCAATTCGTTGTACATACTCGCTTTGTAGTATTGTATCAGTTCAATAAGTTGTGTAATATACACGCTGTTTGTTGTCGGGCTGTCTGCATATTTACGCCTTTGAAAAAAGCGTTTTCCCCGATAATTGAAAAATCGCCGTCTTGTATCTTGCGCAAAAACTCATCGGCACTCTGTTTTGTCTTGTCATCGCTGGCACTTATAAGCATCGTGATACGGGTCAAAATGCTTGCCGTGTTCAACGAAATAAGCCCGTCAGTATGTAAGACGGCATAACGCCCGATAAGCGGCAAAAGGCTTTCGCCGTTGCTGTCATTCTCAATCAAAACCCCATCTTTCTGTATATCGTAGGTTTTGTTTAGCTTTAATGCAGGGTTCGCCACGGTGTAAAGCGTTGCCCGTCCGTAAACATCGGGTTCGCCGCCTTTGCCGCCCGAAAGCGCATACAAAACCCCGTCCACGCTGGTAACAAAGGCGTTGCCCGTTGTCTGCAAAAGCCGCTCCAATTCCTTTTGCGGTATGCTGTCGGGCAAACCCTCGTACTCAAACATACTTTGAGTTTTCGCCAACGTGTTAGCCATAAATTCGGTTACGGCGGTGTCTTTGTCCCTTACTTGTTGCTGGTACAACTTGTAAATGTTATCTGTCTTTCTCATCTGTCAAAACTTTAATAAGCGTTGTTAATTCGGCTAACACTTTCGTATTTTCCGCAATCGTGTCCTTGAGGTGTTCCGTTTCTTCTTGGTGCGCCTGCCTTTGTTTCACCATATACCAAAACAATGCGCCACACATCACAATCGGAAAACCCAAACTTGAAATGATTTGAATAATAGTATTTGCGTCCATATCGTTATAATTTAGTTACTACTTGCAAAGATATGCATTTATTTCGTAAAACGGTCGGTTCGGCACGAAATTTGTACCAAACCGCCCGTAATTATCATTTCAACGAAACTATGTTTGTCTTTGCGCTCGTAATTAAATAATTGCGTACTATTTCGCCTATTTCGTTATCTTGGTAGAAAACTTTGTCTATTGCGAAAAACCGTGCGACTTGCTGTTCAACGTAACTTGCCGTGCTTAATAACTTGCGTTTGTAGTTCGGTTTGCCGTTCATTTCAAGCGAATAAATCAAAGCGTTTTCCTCATCTTTTATCGGGGTCGTCTTTGCGTGTATATAGGTGAAACACTCGTTACCCACCTGGATAATGTTACCTTGCAAAACTACATCGTTAAACTTAATGTAGTACACAAACAACACATCTTGCGGCTTGTACTTGCACGGCAAATGTGGATATACGGCAAGTTCCCACTTACCGCCCGTAATCATTTGCAAGTTTTGGTTATCGAAACAAAAATACTTGTTGCTGGCTTTGTGTTGTACTATCGTGCTGCAATACTCAACCGCCACTATTGCGCCGTGTTCGCCAAAGCGGTATATATCTATCGTTCCCTGCTCCATAAACGGCACTTGCTTCAAACCCATTTCAGTAAAGTACGGGCAAAACTTGTTTACCGTGTTCCCCAGCATAAAAACCTTAACATCGTTTCGCTGGCGTATTATCGTGCTTAACAAGTTCATAAACAACATAAACTCATCGGGCAAATAATACCGCCGTGTCAGAAACTCATCAAACACTATCGTTGTAACATTCGGGTAACTACTGCTTTTTTCGTGTTCCTGCTCTGAAAGGCAAAACCCGTAACAAAACGGGGTCGGGTCGGGTGTCCGCTTGTTTTTCTCTGCATCGTAGAAAGATAAAAACCACTTGTTCGACATATAGAACACTTCATTAAATTTGCCCTCTGTCAGTTCCTCAATAAGTCCGTTTGCCACGTGATTTGCAAACAGACTTTCGGCACGTTTGCCCCGTAAGTCCTCACGCCATCGGCGTATATATGCCATTTGCTTGCCCGTTTTGATATAGTTTTCCAAACCATATTTTAAGGCGGCGTAAGTCTTGCCGTTTGACCGTTCGCCAAATATAACATTATAGTCGGCGTTCTTGCTTAAAATCGCTTTCAAGTCGTAAAATTTCGGCTTGTCTGTCTTTGTCTTTCTTGTTGTCATAACTCTTTTATTTTAGTCCTTAAATTTAATTCCACGCAAATAATTTATATACATAACCGAAAGGGAAAGGCTGTATCCGGTCGGCTCTAAATGTACGCCCGTGCGTTCGTTGTAGTGCGCCGTGCTGCCTTTGTAGTCGGTTATCTCGCCTTGTATCTCGTAGTCTATGTAAGTATGTATGTTCTTGCCCGTTGCTTGCGGCGGTATATCCAAATAGTTGGTAAACGCATCGAATATCCCGTTTGCCCCGTACTTTTCAATAAGATACGGTATCGCCGCCTTTTTGTTTACGCCCGACACGGTTAAACTGAAATCGTATGCCCGTCCGTTTGCTTTTAGTGCGTTCGGTTCTTGCACCATATACCGCTTAGCCCCCAGAGTCTTAAACCGTGTATATGTACCCTCGAAATCCCAAACGCCCAAAGTCTTTGTTATGCCTTTTATCGTTTGCGGCTCGCAAAGCGAAAACGGCAAACCATGGTATTTGCAGGCGGCTCGCAATTTCATTTGTACCTGCATATTGTACGCCTTGAAATACGCTTCATGCGCCTTGCCGTTCATTATCTTAACGCTGTCGGTGTCGCTGTAAATATAATCGTCTTTCGCTTCATGTATGCCCGTGAAAAGGTTGCGCCGTGCGTATGCGGTTACGAAAATGCCCCACGGGTAAAACAAGAAACGGTTTTTGCTGGTGTTGTATTTGTATAAAAGTTCCTGCTTTTGTTCGGCTGTCATTGAGTTAATATCCCATTCGCCATTATAGGTAAACTCATCACGCAAAGGTTGGTAACACTCATACCGTAACAACTGTTTAACATTTCCTTGCTGTTAAGATATTCCACTTCTTTGCCCTCAACGCCTTTTAATTTCGTCTTACTTTCGTACAAATGCAGGATAGACTTTACAAACGGTGTCGGCAAATAGTCTTTCTTGTAACAATACATTTCACCCACTCGCATACTTTCCCACGAATAAAAGTTTTTGATTATATTAAAATCCACGTCCGTAATTGTCAGTGCAATTTTTGACGCTGCCACAATGCGCCCGTTATTTTCGCACGGGTTTTCTTTCACAAAACATTTGCTTGCGCTTATCGGATTGTCTTGCGTTTCGCTGGCAAATATGTTGGTAAACTCAATATCGAACACGCAACAATACTTTGATATTAAAAACTCAAATTGCGCCGTACTCTTAACCGTGATTGCAACGCCTTGTGACATCGGGTATTTTTCCGCTATCATTACATACGGGTAACTGCTTGTAAAGTCGTAACTATCCACGTTGTACATTATTTCGTCTGTATATTCGGCGTTGGCGTGTGTAAAGCCGCCTGCAAACGCACGTTGCAGCATATTAAATTCATTCATACCCGTAATTTGTAGTTCCTGCATCAAGTTTACGTAATCCCAATTTGGCACGGTCTTTCCTGCCTTCGCTTTTTTCACGCAAACAATGCGCACGGCAATACTTGCGCACAAACCCCGTCTTTGTTATCGGTATGTGCGTTATCCCCTTGCTTTCCTCGATACGTTCTTGTATGTAGCACATCACTACTTTAATATCGTTTATGCAGTAGTGTATTTCCGCATCAGTCAGCGGCGTTTCGGCGTGTCTTATTTGCTGGTAGTCCAAATCGCCAACGGCTTTTGCGCACTTGTATTTCATAAGTTGCTCGCCCAATTTTGCAAGCGAATAACCCGAAAGCAAGTAACTACAACGAAACTCAATGTTGCCCGTTGTTATTGCGTAAATCGGTTTGCGTAAATCAATACTGAAAACCCGTTTCCACTCAAACCACTTGCGCAAAAACTGAAATTCGTATGAAAGGTTATGCACATACACAATAAGGCGTAATTTGTCATTCAGCCTAAAACCTCGCTTACGGTCTGCATCATCGTAACAAACTCGCCCCACGTGCGCCCCATTATCGTATATCCGTTTATGCCAAATTGCCAAACGTACATTATTGCGGCTTTCTCTAATTTAGCCTGGCGCCCGTTGCTGTCCTGCATACGCTGCATTTGCTCGTATGTGTACGCCCGTCCGTCCGTATCACGGTAAAAACTTGTCGTTTCAATATCAAAGGCGCAAGGTATGTTGTAAAACCTTTCGCCCTTGCTGTTTCCGATAATGTTCTTTTCGTTTACGGCACGTTGCAAGACGCTTGTTATTTCGGTCGGGCTGTTTATTCTTTCTTGTAACTCAAAAGGTATTTTTTTCATAACCCGAATTTATTAAAACCTTGTAGTATTCGGTCTATATCATCTATTTTGTTTGCCGCTTCATTTGCGGCTCTCTCTATTTCGTCATCAATCGCCCGTGAAATGCTTTCGGCTTCGCTCTCTATTTGGGTGCTTATATCCCGTGCGCTTTGCTCCATTTCGCCCGTGAAATCCTTGTATCGCATCAAATAACGCTCCACAAAGTCGTTATCTGAAACGCTGTTTAACTTGCCTTGCAAGTTCCTTGCCATAAGGTTGTACTCATCGGGCGTTAAATCGTACACACGTTGCAGGTGTTGCCCGTACTGCCTTGCACCTTGCGCCGTGCTGGTGGGCTGGCGTAAAAACGAAATCGCCTTGCCGTACTCAACTTTTAAGGCGTTCCAATCGTGCTTCATTGAAAACTTTGTGTACCCCTCTATATCGCCTTTGTTCAACGCTTGCACGGCTGGCGAAAGTTGTCCGCTTGCTTCAATGTTTTGAATTCGGCGGTTTGCCATTTGGAAAACACGTGCAATCTCTTTTCGCATTTCGGGGCTACTCTCAACGGCTTGCAAAATCTCTCTCTTTAATTTTAGCTTGCTTGTTTTCGCATATACGGACGGCGAAAAATTAACCTGGATTTTTACCATAACGCTGTTATATTAAATAGGGTTACAAACATTGCAACCCCTACAAAGTTAAACATAACTTTCCAAACTCTTACAAGTCCACAAACGAAATAGAGTAACACTTCTTGCCGTGGCTCTCGTACTCGTAAATCGTGTACCCAACTTTGCCGTCTTTGATAGTTTGCACCGCCTCATCATCGGCAAGTATTTCACGCACCGTTTCGGCGGTGTGGCTTGGTAGGTTCACCAGCCGTTTGTTTTCCTCATCAATAATTAAGGGGCTGTCGCCTAATTGTGATTTGTGGACATAAAGCCCATTGATTTTGTGTACCACATCTTTGCCGCCCTCATTTTCAGAGTTGAAAATATCGGCTAACTTGGTGTACTGAAAATCGGTTGTGTCAATACCGAAAGTTGTCTTGTTAAATTTACTTGCAAAACTTTTCATTGTAGTAATTCTTTTAATTGTTAAACTTCTTGTTATCTGTTATTCGGCTGTCTGTCCTTGCGGTTCGGGGTTGGCTTGAGGCTTCAAGTCCATAAGCCACGCACGAAAGCGGTTTATTTTCATAACTGCCCTTTGATTGCGGCAAACTTCATTACACGCCATAAGGCTACCCAAAGCCGACAAAGCGGCAAACGAAAATTCGTCAAATGCGTTTCTTTTTTCTTCCATTGTAGTAAACTTTTAATTGTTAAACATAGACTTCTTAAATTTCAAATC